CGCCGATCGCATCATCCAAGTCAACGCAAGGATCAGCCCCGCGGGGTTGGGCTTTGCGAACTTCGCCTCCGCGACCATCTTTGCTGCGTCTGCTGATGTAACTAGCCCGCTGGTGAAGAACACGCGTAAGACGTACTTCACCATCCAGGAGATCGCCGAGGACTTCGCGGACACGACCGAGACCTATAAGGCTGCGGCTGCATGGCTTGGCGGTACGCCAAAAATGCGCGAGGTCACGATCTGGATGACCGACTCGGATGACGCATCTATTACGGTCACGCTGAACAAGGCGCGTGACGAGTTCTGGTGGTATTGGACGATTTTCCCTGCCACGGTTCTGGCTGTTGCTGCGAGCGTGAAAACTATCGCTGCATGGTGTGAGGACAACGCCAGCATGTTTATCAACAATCAGACAGGCGCAGCGTCTGCGGATATCCGCGACCAAAGCAAGGACACGGACATTGCTACCGAGTTGACAGAGCTTGGCTATCGCCATGTATTCACCGCAACGCACGCGACCAATGCCCACTCGGGCACCTATCTCGCAAAGCATTTCGCCGCAGTGAACTACTCGGCGGATCGCTCGACCATTACGGGTGAGTTCAAGAAATCCCCCGGCGTTGTTGCCGAGGATTTGAAAGGCTCCGAGATTACCGCGATGGAGAACAAGAACGCGCCGTTCTACTCCATCGTGGAACTGCAAGGTTCGCAGGACGTGGGGCGTTGGCTGAACACCAGGACACACTCCACCTATGGTGAGTTCATCGATGATGTGGTCAATCTGGATGCCTTCATCAATACGCTGACTGTGCGCTTGTATAACGCTCTTGCAAATGTCACAACGAAGCTGGAGCAGACACCGCGTGGTCAGGCCGTGCTGCTGGCGACAGCTCGCCAAGTGGGTGAGCAATATATTGCCAACAGTTATCTTGGCCCGCGCAACTATATCGATCCGGATGATGGTGTGGAAAAGTACACCATCGGTTTTGAGATCCTGACCAAGCCGGAAGACATTCTTGATATCTCGACCGAAGACAGGAATGCGCGCAAATCCGCGCCGATTCGTATGCGTCTGTTCCGGGCGGGGGCCATCCACATGGTTCAAATAGATATCGATATTTATTAATAAGGGGTTCACATGGCACTCGTAAATATCACCACCGAAAACACAGTCATCACGGTCAATGGTCGTCAGATTCAGGATTTCGGCGAAGCTGAGAACCCTGTCACAGAAGAGCCAATCGACTCGTCGTCCACCATTCGCCGCGGCATGGGCGGTAATGCCGTCAGGCTCGATCGCATCAACCCGGGGCGGCGTGTGACGTTGAGTCTGAATCCTGGTGGTGCAGATGCTGCCTATATGCAGGCGCTGTATGGCAGCAACGCGAATATTACCTACACGCGCACGGTCATTGGCACATTGGAAAATGCCGTGGGCAGCGAGGGTGCAATCGTGAACGACGGTAGCATCGAGCGGGCAGGTGGCGCATCTATCTCCGATGATGTGTTTATCATGGAATTCAACGCCTTCACCACGTTACGGGGTGGCTGATGAGCGAAACAGTAAAATCTTTTACGCTCAAGGGTGGGGCATATAACGTTGCACGCGCATCGGCTGTGGCACAAGACGAGCTGTTGAGTCTGCTGACTCAGAGTCTTATCCAGCGTCTTAGTGCCAGTGAGCCAGGCAAGCCGGTCAACGAAGATGTGATTTTCTTCATGTTCCTGGCCATGCCCAATGCCGTCAAGCAGAAGATCGATGAATTGATGCTCGGGCGTGTTTATAAGAAAGGTACCGATCAGCAGGTAACGCTCGCCGATGTCGATGTGATGGATTGGAATCGACTACGTGCACGCGTTCTACTGTGGAATCTGGAAGGTTTTTTTACCTACTGGGCAGAAGAAAGCGCAAAAGACGCTGCCAGCCAGGCACAAGCAACATCAACTGGTATTTGATGCGACCCTGCATCGGCGTCAACGGCATCTGCCCGCCGTTGTGTACTTGGGCTCAGTTGAGTGATGGTACATACAGCTTGGAAGATGTGGAAAGATTCAATCAGTCTATTGATGAGCTAGTGCGATCGCGCAAAGAAGCATTGAGAGATACGCACCAGAAGAGGCGGTAAAGAATGGCCAATGTCCTGAAAAACTTCCTGATCGGAGTCGGGCTAGATACAGAGAAGTACGACAAGGGCGCGAAGAAGGTTGAGAATAGCCTTGAGCGCATGCGCTCGCTGGTCGGCTTCACTGGCAGTGCTATTACCGGTGCATTCGGCGCCGTAGGATTGGCTGCAATCAATGCTGGAAGAAGAGTCGATCAGTTTGCACTTGCTACTGAAGGCCTCAAAACATCTCCGCAGTACATCTACGACTATGGTCGAGCCCTCGTCGCTCTTGGCGGGAATGCTGATGAGGCTGTTGCAGCGATTAAGTCGATTGAAAAAGCTCAGTCTGATTTCAGCCTGAAAGGAATGCTTGGCCCGCTTGAAGATGTGGCACTAGCGCGTGGTGATATAAATATGCTAACACAGGCTAAAGATGGCAAGGAGTTTCTGCGCGCGCTGGCCCCCATGGTTCAGAACATGAACAAGGATCAGCAACGACTGGTGCAGGATACACTGGGACTATCCGATGCTGTTATGCGCTCTCTACGCGGCGGGGTGGATCAGCTTGATGAGGCAGTAGCACGTGCTCATGATCTGGCCGGTAACTTAATCGATGCTACCGGAGCTGCACGGGAATATAACCGCGCACTCGCAGAACTTGGCACACGGCTCGAGGGCATCGGTAACACTCTGGCTGAGAAGATTCTGCCAGGATTTACAAGTGTGATCGATTCGATCGGCGGGTTCATTGATAGTAACCGTGATCTTATAAGCAAAGGCGCTGAGGTGATGGGAGAAAACCCAGCGGCCACTGCGCTTATAACTGGTGGTGGTACCGCAACAGTAGCCGGTGCAGCTTTACGTGGAACTGGTGTTATGAGAGGTGCTGGTATGGCTCTATCTCGATTCGGCTGGCAAGGTATGGCCTTGGGAGGCGCCTTGATAGCAGGTGATATGGCTTATGACTGGTGGCATGATAGAGAGAAGTCCAATAATGCTGATGGCTCTGGAGACTGGAATCTGTCAGATTGGTGGGATCAGTCCGTTGAGAGTGCCAAGGGATATTGGCGAGACATTACCGGAAGGAATGAGTCATCACAAATTGCGCCATCCGAGCCAGTTTACTCTGGAGGTGAAGTCAATAATGTCGAAGCAGCAAACGTCAGTCCTGATGTAGTTCTGTTGAAGGAAAGTCGACGGAAGGAATCAGTACTCAGTGCACCGCAGCCGATCAAGGTACAGAACCATATTGATCTTCGGATGGAGCTGGATGGCAAGCAGCTCGAAAGTAAGATCATCGATGTACAGGAACGACGCGAGCGGGATACGATAGGTGATATTACTTCTTCGGTAGAGCGATGAGTATTATCAGTCTTTTCACTCGCCAGGCTCCTACGATTGCAGGTTACCAGTTTGATGCAGTGTTAGAAGACTCATTCGAGGCATCGGTCGAGCTGACCCGGTATCCGGTTGAGTCGGGTGTAAATGTGGCTGATCACGCGATCATCCAGCCGATGCGGTATTACATGGTCGGCTCGATCAGTAATAATCCGTTGAAGATATTTGACAAGGCCGGGTTGATTTCCCTTGCTGCTGGCAGCTTATCGAATCTGGCGGGAAACAACCCATACGTGGCAGCTGCCGCCGGGATGGCTGGAATTACCGCTAGCTTTCTTGCTGGATCAGAAACTACTCGCGCATCCGGCACACTGGAATTCCTCATGGATTTGCTGTCTGCCAGATCGCCGTTTGATGTGGATGCGGTAGACATCCAATTGAAGAACATGGTGCTCACACGTGTGTCCAGAGATCGGGATCCGGAAAATGAGAATGGACTTATCTTCGTGGCGGAAATGCAAGAACTGGTACAGCTCGACCGTCTGAAAGATACTGCTCAACCAAACCAGGATCAGCTGGCAGACGGAGATCCGGCCAAAGCTGGGGCAGCTGCCACTATGAATAACGGACAGCAGATCGGTCAGTCGCCAAGTCAACCAACCATATCCGCCGTGAATGAGGTTGATGGAATTGATATGGTGCCGCTGTGATTGAGGTCGCATTGAGATCGGGCAGCGCCAATGCACACCAGAGATTCACGCAGCGCCTGGGCGACAACCTGCTGGAATTCCGTATCAACTATTTGGCGTATCAGGAAGTCCCAATGTGGGTAATGGACATATACCGGGATGGTGCGCCTGTTGCTCTTGGGATGGGATTGAATGCAGGCGCAGTAATGACGGAATCCTACAATCTGTCTGATGACATAGGGCGCTTTATCTTTGTAGGCGCAGAATCGACTTTAGACAATCTGGGAAAAGATAATCATCTGGTATGGCTGCCGGTCTGACTCAGTATCTTCGCTCCTGGGCAATGCAGATCAATGGCGAGCGATTCATAGATAATCGTGATGGACATCAATTCCGCTGTGTCTTTGACATCGTGGTCAACCCGCAGAATACGCTGGCGCTGGCAGATATCCAGATCTACAACCTGTCGAATAAAACAAAGATAGATCAGCGGTCGGATATTATTTTCAGCGCGGGCTATCGTGAAAATTTCGACACTTTATTTATCGGGACCGTCACCAACATCCTGAAAGAGCGCAGAGGGCCAGATGTGGTCACGCGGCTTTTGTGCCGATCTGGCCGGTATGCAGGTGACCGGGGAGAAATAATGTCCAGCTATATGCCTGGCGCCCGGTTGATAGATGTGTTGACTGATGCCGCTCGCTCGTGGCCGCTTTATCTTGAAATCGACGAATCTCAGTTTGACGACAAGGATATATTCCCGACTGGCTATATAGCGTGCGGTGATATTCCAACGGTTCTGGATAAGCTGGCTTATGCCTTCAAGTTCAGATGGATGCAAGATAGTGGATCTTTGGTCGTCACCCGGGAAGATAGGGAACGCAGCACTACTGTCTTTGAAATCAACCAGTTCACTGGCATGGTGGGTATGCCAGAGGCTAATCGTGGCTATCAGAACATCGGTGTCTATGTGACAACGCGCATTAATCCGTCTATCAGGACAACCAGCCGGATCA